CACCAGAATTGTATATTTACACAAAATCACGTTTCTTTGTACGCTCGATTGATTATGATGGTGACGCTGAAAAAACAACTGCAACGTTGAATTGCGTAATTCCAGAAGTAGTTAATGGACAAATGGCACGATCTATTTTTGAAGGTATAAACATGCACCCATGATTACTGTTGTAAAATTAATATCAAATTCATATGATTCAATTGGAAGATTACTTTCAAAGTTTCAACGCATGGGTAAAAATGATATTCAAGAAGTTGTGACCGTTGGACCATTTGGTGTTGATTCTAGAGCCGTAAAAGACATGGTTGCAATTCATGCACAAACAGGCGTGTCTGGTGAAAGTGTTGTAATTGGATTTATAAACAAAAATTGCATTGCTGAAATTGGTGAACATCGTATTTTTTCAACAGATTCGGATGGTGTTTTATCAACTTACATTCATTTAAAGAATGACGGAACAATGGCAATTGGTGGAAATGCTGATTTCATGGTGCGTTATTCTGAATTAGAAAGCGCGTTTAACGAGTTGAAAAGTGACCATAATACATTGGCCCAAAAATGGGATTCTTTTTGTTCATCATACGCGCCAGGTTCACCATCAACAGTTGGAACACCTCCAACGCTTGCAGCGTCGACGGTAGGACAGTCCACAGCTGACATTGCAGGCGCAAAAATCGAAGAAATCAAAACATTATAAGTCATGGCAACAAACATTTTAATCTATAAATCACCTGTTAATTATCGAAGCGATGCTTCGTTACGTGCTAAGATTGCAGAAATTGACATTTTGATTGATGAGTTGATTAATACAGCAATGAAATCTGTTACACAAGGAAATATTGCAGAATATGAACTTGACACAGGACAAACAAGAACACGTATTAAATACACATCAGTTGGTTCGGTTGCTCAGTCAATTGAAGATTATGAAAAGATTCGTCAAATGTATTTGAACAAATTAAACCGAACAACCGGATCAGTTCGATTGATGGATGAACGAAATTTTAAAAACAGATTTAGAGGATGAAAATTTTAGGATTTGAAATAAAGCGAAGTGCAAACGAAGGAATTCAAGCACCTCAAAAAAAAGCGAGTTACCCAGATACAATAATTCCAATTGGAACAACCGTACTTTCATTTGACGGTGAACGCACACTTGGTGAAATGGGTCCAGCGGTAAATTACATTCCAAACTATTATGTTTTATCAACTCGTTCATGGCAAGCGTACGCAGATGCGCCACTTGCAAAAGCGATTATTGACAAATGGATTGGTTGGATTCTTGACACGGGATTAAAAATCAAAACAAATCCTTCAAAGATTGTTTTAGAAACTGAAGGAATTTCCCTTGACAAAATACAAACTGAAAAGTTTAATGACATTGTTGAATCGCGATGGGATATTTGGGCTAACTCAAAATTATCATCATTTTCTGGTGAAGAAACATTTAATGAACTTTCAAAAACTGTTTACCTAAATTCTAAAATATCTGGTGACTGTTTGGTTGTTTTGCGATATGTTGATGGAATGGTCAAGGTGCAATACATTGACGGTGCAAGAATTTCAAACCCAAAGATTGCGAATGGATTAATGCCAAATGGAAATATCATGTCGAACGGTGTTGAAATTTCACCAATGAATCGACATGTTGCATACCACGTTCGAACGAAAGACGCATTGACTCACGAAGAAATTCCAGCATATTCACAAGCCACAGGAATGCGAATGGCGTTTTTGGTTAAAGGTTCAAAATGGCGTATTGATTACCACCGTGGAATGCCTGTAATTGCGACTGCATTGGAAACACTTTCTAAAATGGATAAATACCATTCAGCAACAGTTTCAAGTGCTGAAGAAGTGGCTAAAATTGCTTTTCAAGTTGTGCATCAAAATTTTTCCGATGGTAGCACTCCGCTTGCAAATAATCTTGCAAAGGCGTTTTCAACGGATGGAAATTCTTTACCATCCGATGATGCTGGAAATGAACTTGCAAATCGAATCGCAGTAACAACCAATAAAACAGCGTTTAATAATCCTAAAGGTTCTGAAATTAAAACAATTCAGCAATCAAACAATTTACAAGGGTTTGGAGAATTTTACGGCAAAAATGCAGACATCGTTTGTGCAATGGTTGGTATTCCACCAAACGTTGCGTTATCTGTTTACAATGATTCGTTCTCAGCGTCACGTGCCGCAACAAAAGATTGGGATCACACAATTGATGTTCAACGTGACGATTACACGCAACAATGTTTGGTTTACATCTATAAATTTTGGTTGTATACTGAGATTTTGAAAAACAAAATACCTGCAAACGGATATTTAGAAGCCGTTATTAACAAGAATTACATGGTTACAGAATCTTATGAACAAATGAGAATGACTGGACCACATTTCCCGCATATCGACCCATTAAAAGAAGTTAAAGCGGAACGTGAAAAACTTGGTGCGCTTGGTAAAAACATTCCATTAACAACCGCAGAACTTGCAACTGAAGCATTAGGCGGTGGTGATTCTGACAGTAATATTGAACAGTTTTCGGATGAGGTAAAAACAGCTGAATCATTTGGATTAGTTGAAAAACCAAAAGAAGCACCGCAACCGCCACAGCCGTAATTGGTTGTGGTTTTGCAATTATTGAAAAAAAGTTGCAGAAAAATTATGAAAGAACGATTATTTAATTAATTTTGTCAACATGCCAGAGGTATTATTATACGGTCCAATTGAGTCTTACACAGTTCCTGATATTATCAAGGAAATAGATGAACACGCAGAAGCAGAAGAAATGACTATGCGCATTAATTCTGGTGGCGGTTCACCTGAATACGGATGGGGCGTTGTTGCTAAGTTTGCAGAATTCACAGGTAAAAGAAAGTTGAAAATTGACGGAAAAGCATTTTCAGCGGCGGCATTCGCCACTTTATACACTGAACAAGAAAATGTTGAAGCGTTGGACGTTTCAGAATTTATGTTTCATCGTGCTGCATATCCATCTTGGTTTGAATCAAACGATGAATTTTTTACGGATGAATTACGTGGAAATTTAGAGCGTATCAATAAGAATTACGAAACTGCATTCAGAAATCGTGTTGACGTTGCGAAATTTGAAGAATTGAAAGGCGTAAAAGTCAAAGACCTTTTTTCAATGAATGGACGTGTTGATGTATTTTTAAGCGCACAAGAAGCAAAAACAGTTGGAATTGTAGGGAAAATCAATAAGATTACACCATCAAAAAGAGCTGAATTAAACGCTTCATTTGCGAGTGTTTCAGCAAAATACAATGTTGAAGTTCCTGAAATTGCAAAGCCTGAAAAAGAAGAAAAAGAAGCTAGTACATATAGTAGTAATCAAAAAAACGATAAAATGAACATCGAAGAGTTAAAAACAAAACACCCTACGGTGTACGCAGAAGTTTTGGCACTTGGTAAAACCGAAGGGATTACCGCAGGAGCTGAAGCAGAACGTGACCGTGTTGGTGCATGGTCAGCATTTACGAAAGCAGACCCAGAAGCCGTTCAAGCTGGAATTAAAAGCGGCAAATCAATCACTCAAACTGAAATGGCTGAGTTAACTGTAAAGTTAGCAAGCGCAGGAAAGATTGAAGCTATTGAAAAAGAAGAAGAAGGAAAGCCAGGTGCTTCAACTGCAACTGATAAACCAGATGCGACAGTTGAGCCAACAGCAGCTCAAAAACTTGAAGCTGATGTAATGGGTAAGTTAAACATTAAAAAAGACTAAGCCATGTCAATTAGTTCTACATACAGTGGTGGTATTTTACACACAAAATACGACAACACAAAACTTTGTTTGTTCAACAACTCATTCGAGAGTGGTGAAGTAAACAATTCAGATTACGTTGATTTGGTTTTACCAATCGGAACAGTAATGGGTCGAATTTCTGCAACGGGTTTATTAACTCCGTTGACATCTGGCGCAAGTGATGGAAGTCAGTACCCTGTTGGTGTATTGGCTGCAAATTACACAATTGCAGATGGTGACACAAGAGAAGTGAGAATTGTAACAGGTGGTGAAATTGACGCTTCATTGTTAGATTTCCAAGGTTCTGACACACTTTCAACGGTTGTTGATGGTAAGCAATTACGCGATCGTTTAGCGAGTGACACAGTTGGTTTAATTCTTCGTGATGTTGAC